ACTACGCTAGACCAATACTCGCATCAGTCAATGAGTCTGACCTATATGTGGACCTATTGAACGGAGCTAGGATAAGGCTATTTGGTGCTGACAATGCAGATGCAATGCGAGGACTAGGCTTTGATGGGCTTTTTCTGGACGAATATGCAGATTTTAAGCCTAGCGTCTGGGGCAGTATTCTGCGACCCGCACTCAGTGACAAGCAAGGCTGGTGCGTCTTTAGCGGTACTCCGAAGGGTAAGAATCAGTTTTGGGACATCTACAGCACAGCTCAGAGAATACCTAGCGAGTGGTTTTGCTTGGAGCTGCCTGCATCGGTCAGCAAGCTATTGCCAGATGGGGAGCTATCGGCTGCTAAGGCTCAACTGTCACCTGACCAGTATATGCAAGAGTATGAGTGCAGCTTCGAGGCGGCTATCCTTGGCGCGTTCTATGGCACAGAGATGCGTGAGGCTACAGAGCAGGGGCGCATCACACGAGTAGCCTATGACAATAACGTGCCTGTACACACTGCTTGGGACTTAGGATATAGGGATGATACGGCTGTCTGGTTCTATCAGGTAATTAGAGATGAGGTGCATTTAATCGACTTTTACGCCGTTTCTGGTGCAAATATTGATGAAATTGCTACAAATATCCTAGCAAGGCCGTATAATTTCGGTAAGCACCATTTGCCGCACGATGCACGAGCTAAGACATTAGCGGCTGCTGGTAAGAGTGTAATCGAGCAATTAGCGGTACATTTTGGCATAAATAGTTTGGCTATCGTGCCTGATCTAAGCGTACAGGACGGTATACAGGCTGTCAGAAAGGTACTGCCGCAGTGCTGGTTTGATGCAGACAAGTGCAGCGAGGGTGTCGAGGCTTTACGTCAGTATCAAAGAGAGTACGATGATGATAAGAAGGCTTTTCGGCAGACACCACGACATGACTGGTGTAGTCATCCGGCAGACGCTTTTAGAATGTTAGCAATAGCATGGCGGTCAGAGCCGCGAGTCAGACAGGCTGATGCAGCAAAGCCGCTAATGGTAGGAGAGCAAAACACAGCAACGCTTAACGATGTGTGGGAGCAAGCAAATCAACCAAAGAGAGGAAGAATATGAGTGGCATAGCAAATCCCTACGGATACCAGTACGAACACGTTGCAGCGAGTCAATCAGCACAAGTCTTGGGTGGCACAGGTGCGGCAGGTGACTATTTGCATAGAATCATCTGTACAGTCACGACAGCGGCTACAGGCAATGTAGTGATAGTTGACGGAACAGGCGTAGGCATATTGACGCATACCGTGTTACCTGCATCAGCTGGCACTGGTATCAATGTCTACAATATCGAGATCAACGCTGTCTCTACGACTGGCGCATGGAAAATTACAACAGGAGCAGGAGTTGAGGTCATGGCCGTAGGTATATTCTCAGCATAATGCCCTCCGCTAAAGAATTAGCCAAAGCTCTTGCGTATCGGGGCGAGATCAGAAACACGCCACAGAACAGGTTTCTAGGCGGTGTAGCTAACTTTCTTGCTCCAGTATCAGAGTTTGCAGATCGTGACAAGCTACCTGAGAGCATACCGTTGCTGGGCGGTATGAGCTTTGCTGACCTGTCCGGGCTGAAGGGAACGCAAAGCCTTGTAAATGACATTAGCTATGGTAAGCCACCTATTAGGGGTGCGACACTAAACACAGTAAAGGTAGACCCGAGGCTGTTAGATGTTGCGGGGCTTGGCGGCGCAATGTTTCCAATTGCTAAGAATTTAACTAAAGCCGCTTTGAGAGAGGGTGCTAGGCAGATCGAGACTGGTACTGGTATCGGCAGAGCTGTAGTTGACCTTAGATCACCCATAACCACTTGGCACGGCTCACCTCATACCTTCCCACCAACAGCTAATAATCCATTAGGTGAGTTTGACCCAATGATGGCGGGAACAGGTACGGGCGCACAAGCCTATGGCGTTGGGGCTGGATATTTATCTGATTCTCCAGTTTTAGCTAAGGGATACGCCAATAATTTAGCGGCAAGAGTAAGTGATGATAAGTTTAAATTGCAATACCAACGAGATGCGGCTATTGCAAGAGGTGATACAGCTAAAGCGCAAGAATTATCAAATGAACTACAAAGCGGATACGGTCAGAACCTATACAAAGTAGACCTACCAGACGAACACGTTGCAAAGATGCTTGATTGGGATAAACCATTGAGTGAGCAGCATCCTGATGTACAAGTGGCTGTGCAGCAATGGGGGGACAACTTTAACCCAACAGATACGGGTGAGCATATTTACAGGAAGTTTTCATCCGGCGCAGCATCCGGGCATAATGTGCAACAGGCATCAAGGGCCTTGCAGCAACTTGGCATCACAGGCATACGCTACCTAGATGCTGCTAGTAGAGATGCTGCTGGCAAAGGTACATCTAATTTTGTAGTATTTGACCCTAAGCACATGAACATTCTTGAGCGCAATGGTGTAGGCGGTGCAATGATTCCACGACCTAAGACAGAGTTCGAGATACTGCACGACACAGCACAGAGAAATGCTGCGCTACCAGTTGAGCAGGGTGGACTAGGACTGCCAGCAAATAATACCTATATAGACAGAGCTAATGCTATGTATCCGACAGATGCTTATCATTTTACAAATGCTAGATTTTCAGAGTTTGACCCTAAATCTATCGGCTCCGCTACTGATGAAGGGTGGCTTGGAAGTGGATTTTATACAACAACTGATAAAAAACTAGGTGATAACTGGAATAAACAGGTCTCCATGCCAATGCGCGTTGCAGATCAAAACAATTTAGAAGTTCCTTATACAAACTTTGGGCAAGATAAAAGAAGTAATGTATCTGATGCTTTAGGTGAAATGGGTAACATGACTCCAATCGAGGTTAATGACGCTCTGAATAGTTTGGGTAAAACTGGAATAACTATGGATTATTCACCAAGCGGTTATTTACATAAAGAAATAATGTCAGTCGCTCCAAACCAACTGCGTTCACGATTTGCAGCCTTTGACCCAATGCGTAGACATGAAGCAGACATTCTCGCTGGTGTAGGTGTTGGCGGGATGTTAGACCCTCAAGCAATAGCTGAAGCACTTAGACAACAGGACAGAAAATGACCGAAACTCCAATCGAGAAGTATCTGAACGTAATCGGCGCATACGACAACGAGTACAAGAAGTGGGAGGCTCGTGCTGCAAAGATCGTTAAACGCTACAGAGATGACAACCGTAGCCAGAACTCTAACGAGACTGCAAAGTTTAATATTCTCTGGTCAAACGTACAGACTTTAGTGCCAGCAGTCTACTCTAAGCTGCCTATGGCTGACGTATCGCGCAGGTTTGGAGACAATGACCAAGTAGGTCGTGTAGCCTCACAGATCATTCAGAGAGCTATTGACTACGAGATTGAGCATTACCCAGACTTCAGAGCAACCATGAAGAACGCGGTGCAAGATCGTTTTCTTGGAGGCAGAGGTGTTGCATGGGTACGCTATGAGCCGCATCTAATACAGCGTGATATGCCAGAAGATGGGCTACAGGTCACTGAGGACACAGACGAAGAGAACGCAGAGGACGAGACAGGCCCAGAGACTAATCAGACATATGAAGAGATTGAGTATGAATGCGCTCCTACCGATTACGTTCACTGGAAGGACTTTGGTCACTCAGTAGCGAGGACATGGGAAGAGGTCACGATAGTATGGCGCTGGGCTTACATGACTCGAGAGGCGCTTATAGAGCGTTTTGGCGATAAGTCTGCAAAGAAGATACCTTTAGACAGCGGCCCACAGACACTAACTTCCTATGGTCAGTCTAGCAAAGAACATACCAGAGCTAAGATATGTGAACTGTGGGATAAAGAGACAGGCAAGGTCTACTGGTTTAGCAAGAACAGCAACTACATCATAGACGAGCGTGATGACCCGATAGAGGTAGAAGGCTTCTTCCCTTGTGGCAAACCTCTCTACGCTACGTTAACCTCTGATTCTCTCATCCCTGTGCCTGACTTTGTGCTGTATCAAGATCAGGCTACTGAACTGGACATTTTAAGCGACAGAATTGACGGTCTGGTCAAGGCTCTGAGGGTACGAGGAGTATATGACGCAAGCCAGCCAACGCTACAACGTCTGCTCACAGAGGGAGACAATAATACTCTGATACCTGTGGATAAGTGGATGGCATTCAGTGAAAAGGGTGGGCTGAAGGGCAGTATAGACATCCTACCGCTTGATGTAATAGCTGCTACGCTCATCAACTGCTACCGGGCAAGAGAGGACATAAAGAGTCAAATCTACGAGATTACAGGCATATCTGACATCATTCGTGGTCAGACCAGTGCAAGCGAGACTGCAACGGCACAACAGATCAAGGGCCAGTATGCAGGGCTTAGATTAAGGGCGTTACAGGAAGAGGTTGCATTGTTTGCGTCTAGCCTGATTAAGCTCAAAGCGCAGATCATGTGTACTAAGTTTCAGCCACAAACTCTATTACAGTACGCCGCTGCACAGCAAATGTCTCAGGCAGATCAGCAATTGATACCCCAAGCCATAGAGTTACTGCAAGATTCCCCGCTATCCAACTTTAGGATAGATGTAGAGGCTGACAGTCTGGTGCAGTTAGATGAAGATCAGAACAAGCGTAACCGGGTAGAGTTCTTGACAGCGTTTGGCGGCTTCTTAGGTCAAGCCTTACCTGTAGGGCGCGAGTCACCTGAGCTTATCCCAATGCTGGTAGAGGTGATGAAGTTCGGTATCGGAGCGTTTAAGCAAGCAGAACCTATCGAGGGTACGTTAGATACAGCCTTAGAACAGATGAAGGCAGCATCACAGCAGCCACAACAGCCGCAGCCTGATCCTGAGCAGATGAAGATGCAAGCGCAGCAACAGTCTGACCAGATGAGAATGCAGGCAGATGCTCAAGCAGCTCAGATGAAGGCACAGATCGATGTACAGGCTCAACAGGCACGAGTACAGGCAGATATGCAGATCGAGCAGATGAAGCTACAGGCAGACGCACAGCTAGAGCAGATGCGCCAGCAGATGAAGATGCAAGAGCTACAATACCTAGATCAGTTTAATCGCTACAAAGCACAACTGGACTCATCTACTCGCATCATGGTCGCTGAGATAGGCGCAAAGGCACAGGTAGATAAGGTGCGTGAGGCAGAAGAAGCCGCTAATACTGAAGTAGCTATCGTTCTGGGTCAAGCATGAAAAAGTCTTGGGTATATATAGACGGAGAAGCTGTAGAGGTAGGTTCGGTGCAATATGATGCTAAGGTCTACATCATGCCGGACATAGCTCCTTATAAGTCTATGGCCGATGGAACAATGATAAGCGGCAGGGCTATGCACCGTGAGCATTTAAGGAAGCATAACTGCTTTGAAGTCGGTAACGAGACTATGACAAGCCGCGCACCTGTAGTAAAAGATACACGCAGAGAAGTATTAAGCGCACAATTAGCAAATATGTCGCATAATCAGGCCAACAAGCTACTGGATCGTATGCGAGATAATCAACGATTTACTAACCCCCACAGGGAGAAATAAATGGACTTGCCAGAAGTAACACCAGATGCAGATGTAATAGATAGAAAAGACCTATTAGCACAACAGTTTGAGGAATTGGAAGCAGAGCCAAAGGCTGAGAGAGTACGGAGTGCTGATGGAAAGTTCGCATCAACCGCGCCCGTAGAAGCTCCAGTAGAGGCCGTTGAACCGCCGTTGTGGAGCAGACCTCCTAAATCGTGGATAAAGGAACACCACGAAGATTGGGCAGCAGCATCTCCACGATTACAAGAATACGCCTGGCAGCGTGAAGAGCAGATGAGGGCTGGTGTTGAGCCGCTTATATCTAAAGCTCAGTACGCTGACGAAATGGAACGGGTAGTACAGCCGTATCTCAACACGATACACGGACTAGGGATTAAGCCTAGCGAGGCCATTAGCGGGTTATTGCAAGCGGATAACATTCTGCGGAATGGCTCTCCAGAGGAGAAGGAGTATTACTTCGCTCAACTCCGTGAGCAGTACGGCATGGGTGCAGCCAGCCAATCTGTTGATGGTGTGCAACAAGCACCACAGCATGATATAGTATACGGACTACGCAACGAGTTAAACTCAGTGCGCGGCGAGATGCAGCAATGGAAGCAAGAGAAGGAAGCTGAATCTAGCAAGATTATGAACGGCGAAATAGACTCATTCTCACAAAAGAAAGAGTATTTCGAGGAGCTTCGACCAGCAATGATCCAACTGCTACAAGGCGGTATGGCTAATACGCTGGATGAGGCTTACGACAAGGCATTACGCCTAGACGCTGATCTATATGATAGACAAACACAGGCCCAACAGGCTAGTGCAAACGTCCAAAAGATAGGTCTGGTAGACAAGGCAGCGAAAGCTGCTAAGGCGGCAGCGGTTAGCGTTAAAAGCTCCACACCCGGAGTATCGACAACGACCAAAGCGCAAGATAGGCGCTCAATGTTAGTGGAACAATTCGCTAACCTAGATGAGCGTTTTTGATAACTTAAACTGAGGAGTAAATTATGGCCTTCGCCAATAGTTCAGTTTCAGACATCATTGCGACTAACATTCAAAGTCGTACGGGTGAACTAGCTGACAACGTTTAACTTATAGACGTTATAAAACTCCGTGAATTCGGTGAAAAGCTGAGATGCCAACACCGAGCCAAGACGCACAGGATACCCAATGGGTGCGTAAGGTGTAACGACTAGGACAAAGCGGAAGCAGAGTCCCACGAGCGCGGAGCGTAAGTATCAACCAAAGAGGAGTATTCCAAATGGTGACAGTGTACGGTTTAGAGGATGCAAGCACTGGAGCAGCGTATGTAGGCTGCACAGCGGGCAAGATAGGTAAGAGGATGCGAGAGCATAGGAGTCTACTAAAAGCCGGTAAGCATAGCTCTAAGAGGTTGCAAGAAGCGTGGAACGATCACGCTGGTGAGTTTCAGATGAAGGTACTTGAGACAATGCCAGCAGAAGTATCAGTGATTGAGAAGCGTGAGCGCGAGTTGTCTTGGATGAAGCACTACAGAGGCAGTAATTTGTTACTAAACGATAATGAGTATTCGTTTAGACCGCCTCCAAACGCTCCTGCAATGGCATCAAAGTCTAGGGTAGCTAATGGCTACAGACCAAGCGCAGAAAGCAACCTAAAGCGTAGATTGGCGCAGATTGGTAAGCCGAAAGGCCACGGTGCTAAGATTAGTGCCACCAAGAAAGCGATAAAACTTGCGATGAGATAGTCTGCTCTGCATATAAATGGAATATGCAGGTTCGGGATAAAGAGCCTGAACATAACACAAGGACAAACAACAACGCACTACTGCGCCGCTTGAAAGATCGTGGCAATGTAAAAACCTTTTCTGGTGGGAATGTTATCCTTCAGGAAATCATGTATTCAGATTCGGCAACTAACAACACCAATAGCTATTCGGGCTATGAGGTATTGAATGTTTCGCAAAACAGCCCGATCTCTGCTGCTCAATTCTCAATCACCCAATACGCTGCTGCTGTTTCAATCAGCGGTCTTGAGATGATTCAGAACAGCGGTAAAGAAGCAATCATTGACCTGCTTGACGGTCGTATGAATGTTGCTGAAGCTCAGTTGGCTAACCGTATTGGTGGTGACATTTACCTAGACGGAACTGGCAACTCTGGCAAGAACCTGACTGGTCTAGGCGCTGCTGTGCCTGATGCACCTACTACTGGAACATACGGCGGCATTAACCGTGCTACCTATAGCTTCTGGCGTTCAGTTAAGTTTAGTGGAACTACCGATGGTGGATCGGCTACATCAGCATCCAACATTCAAGGTTACATGGACTCACTGGCTGTTCAGTTGATTCGGGGTACGGACAAGCCTGATCTGATCGTTGCTGATAACATCTTCTATCGTATGTACCTGCAATCGCTGCAAAGCATTCAGCGTATTTCTGATGGTGGAAGCAGCACTGCTGGAGCTGGTTTTGCCTCACTCAAATACTACGGCGCTGGTATGGCTTCTGATGTTGTTCTGGACGGTGGTATCGGTTCAGCAGCAACCGCAAGTCATATGTGGATGTTGAACACGAAATACATTATGTTCCGTCCTAATGCTAACCGTAACTTCGTACCAATTGGTGGCGAACGTCAAGCGGTTAATCAAGACGCAATCGTTAAATTAATTGGTTTCGCTGGTAACTTAACCTCTAGCGGCCCGCAATTCTGCGGCGTTCTGCTGGCTTAATAGGAGGATATAAAAATGGCTAATTCAACTTTTGGCGTATTAGGATTTATTACTCCTATGTTTGCTCAACGTGATACGGCTGCGGTCTTGCCTGTTGGGACTCCGCAGATCGGCACTCTGAACGACACTTGGGTATATGTATTGGCAAGTGGAACAGTAGCTACTGGAACTTGCACCGTAGATTCAGCTTTCACGGTGACGGACACAGCTGGTACTTACACTGCCGACACAGCCTTTGCATCAGGCGATTACGGTTGGGTTCGTAAAACGACTTCACCGTTGTAATGTAATTCTGGGGCGGGGTAACTCGCTCCAGTCTTTAAGGAGATTAATATGACATTCCCATCACGAGTTTTAGGAGCAGGTAACAGTCCTCTGTCCACACAATCAATTTGTGGAACTGGCGCTGTTGGCTTAGTTGCTCTTGGGACAACGATTGCGGATGCACTATTACTATCAGTCAGTCAGAACACGATTACAACCTCGTCAGCATCTACAGGAGTTCGTTTACCTCCTACAGAAGATGGCGCTAAAGTAGTAATCCGTAATGACAGTGGCGTGACGGTAACTGTGTACCCGTACTCAATAGCGAGTACAATCAATGCAGGTGCAACAAGTCTTGCGCTGGCAACAGCTAAGACAGCAGTATTTTATGGAATGTCTGGAACGACTTGGGCTTCTATAACAACAGCGTAATAAACTAGGGAGGGAGACTTCCCTAGTCCTCAATGATAAGACCATTTCAAAAAGGACAGTAAAATGGAAAGCGACATCAGCAATGCAGACAATTCGTTACACGTTGAGTTTTACAAGAGTCAGGAAGAGGGTTACAAGGATGTGCCATTCGTAAGAATACATATTCCGGGTGACAAGACCACAGTAATCGACCAGCCAGTACGGGAAGATCACAAAGAGCGTTTTGTCAGGCAATGGCTGTACTTTCAGATGAAGAACAATGAAGGTGCAGAGGTTTACGGTACAATGCTTTCTAAGTGGAATGCTGACGAACCTAAAGAGTTCGACAAGTTCCAGATGGAAGAGCTACAGATTCTAAAGTATCAGACGGTGGAGCAGGTATCTACATCAACAGACTCCCAGCTACAGCGTGTTGGTATGAGTGGGTTTGCATTAAGAGACAAGGCTAGGGCATATCTGGCGAGACAAAACCAGACTGCTGCTTCAACTGCTTTAGAGGATGCTCAGAAGCAGATTGAGATGCTCAAAGAGCAGATGGCTCTTCTTACTAGCAAGCCTAAAATGGGAAGGCCAAAAAAAGAGGATTAAAGTATGTCATCCACGATGCTGCAACTGGTCACACAAGTAACAAACGAACTAGGTGTTAGTACCCCAACATCGGTTGCAGGCAATACAAATCAGGATGTGATCCAGATTCTCGCGCTCATGAATGCTTCGGGGTACGAGTTACTCCGCAAGCATGATTGGCGTAGACTGACAAAACAGCACCGCTTCTACACGCAATACTTAACTACTACTGGCACATGGGCCGATGGTGGGACTACAGTCACAGCAATACCCTCAACTACTGGACTAGACAGCACCTACCAGCTAACTGGCGTAGGTATGGCAAACGACACCCAGATACAGACAGTTGACTCAGGCACAGCAATAACTGCCACCCAACAATTCACAGACTCAGGAACAAACGCTACTGTTACCTTTATGAAGGTAAAGTACGATCTTCCTGCCGATTACGACTCTACAGTACCTAGAACTCATTGGGATAAAGACAAACATTGGGAGATGCTTGGCCCAATTGACGCTCAACAATGGGAATGGCTGCTATCAGGCTACATCTCTACTGGCCCACGCATACGCTGGCGCTTGCTAGGTGCATACTTCCAAATCTGGCCGGGCGTTTCAGACAATGAGTTCTTAGGCTATGAGTATAGAAGCAATGGATGGGCCGAAAGCTCACTAGGTGTGGCTAAGACAAGTTTTACAGTAGACTCTGATACCTGCATATACCCAGACCGTTTAGTCGTTCTAATGACGAAACTGAAGTATTTTGAGGCTAAGGGCTTCGATACTACAGCTATGTATAGAAACTTCCTGACAGAGCTTGAAGTGGTTATGGCTCAAGATCAGAGTTCAGCCAATCTATCGTTCGCTCCAAGACCGGGTACAGTCCTCATAGGATATGACAACATCCCGGATACTGGCTACGGAAATCCTAACTAATGTTCCCAGCACAGAGAACCGCTGCACAAGTAGCTTCTGTACCTGCTCCAGTAGGTGGCTGGAATGCTCGTGATTCTATTGCGAACATGGAACAGACCGATGCTGTCGAGTTAATTAACTTCTTTCCATCCTACTCAAATGTAGTTCTACGCGGCGGGTACTCTAATCACGCTACAGGCATAACTGGTCAGGTTGAGACTTTGATGAACTACTCGACTGGTACGGGTGAGGAGCTGTACGCAATTGCACAGACTAAAATATACGATGTTACTTCTGCTGGGCCAGTAGGGGCTGCTGTAAAGACGGGTCTGACAAACGCTCGATGGGAATTCATCAATGTCACTACTGGTGGCGGTAGCTATCTATATCTAGTCAATGGTGTAGACGCACCACTGTTATTTGATGGCACTACATGGGCCTCTATTACTGCTGTATCGCCTATCGCTATAACAGGCGTTACAAGTACAACACTAGATAATATTACTCTGTTCAAGAACAGGGTATGGTTTACGCAAAAGGAATCATTAAAGGCTTGGTACTTGCCAACTAATGCAGTCGGTGGAGCAGCTAATGTTCTCGATCTAAGTACCATTGCTAAGTTTGGTGGTCACATTACAGACGTAGCGACTTGGACGATTGACGCTGGCTACGGGGTTGATGACAACCTAGTATTTATAACCAGCAACGGTGAGGTCATCGTGTACTCAGGCACAGACCCAGCAATCTCCGCTACTTGGGCATTGATCGGTGTATGGAAGCTAGGCGCTCCGATTGGTGATCGCTGCTTCATGAAGTACGGTGGTGACATTCTAATCCTTACATACGATGGATTAATACCACTTGCAGCCTCACTACAAAGCTCTAGGCTCGATCCTCGAGTGGCTTTGAGTAACAAGATACAGGGAGCGATTACAACCGCCACAACGCTCTATGCAGACCACTTCGGCTGGCAGATACATTACTCAGCTAAGAATAACGCTGTATGGGTCAATGTGCCTGTAGATGAAGGCAACAATCAAGAACAGTATGTAATGAATACGATTACAAAGTCTTGGTGCAAGTTTCAAGGCTGGGAAGCCAACTGCTGGGAATCGTTCGGAGATAACCCTTACTTCGGCGGCAATGGCGTTGTAGGCAGGGCTTGGGACTCAACCTATGCAGACAACGGTACAGACATTAATACTAACGTGCTGCAAGCGTTTAACTACTTTGAGCAACGTGGTGTAAAGAAATACTTTACAAGGGCTAGACCATCTATCTTTACGGACGGTCTGCCTTCTATCCTAGTCTCAATGAACATTGACTACGATGTATCTGACCCTACAGCGGCATTGTCCTACTCTCCTAGCTCGTATGGGCTATGGGATACAGGAATATGGGATACGTCATCATGGGGTCAAGGATTGATGATTACTAATAACTTTCAAGGAGTTACAGGGATAGGGTATTGCGGCGGTATACACCTTAAAAGCGCATCTCAGACCCTGCAACTTGAATGGGCGGCAACTGACGTAGTTTATCAAACTGGATGGGCTGGCATATAGTACAAGGCGATTCTGTTGGTGCATGGGTAGCAGAACAGACCACAGGATCGTACCATTGCAATTCATCAGCCATAGGGCTGGAACGAGAAGGACAGATAGTTGCAGGGGTGATCTACGAGAGCTTTATGGACACCACGATTACCTGTCATATTGCAGTAGAAGGGAGAATGAATAAGACTTTCATAGCTGCGATATTTAACTATCCGTTTATAGTATGTAACGTAGAGAAGATAGTAGTACCGATCACTGAAGAGAACGATAAAAGCATTAAGCTAGTAAAGAATATGGGCTTTACAGAAGAAGCCAGAATAAAGAGAAGTAACGGTGATATGATATTTTTTACGCTGTTGAAAGATAAATGTAAATTTTTAGGAGGCAAGTATGGGTAAGAAAGCAACTCCACCGCCAGTACCAGACTATGGCGCAGCAGCTAAACAGCAAGGCGTAGCTAACTTAGAGTCTGCTGTAGCTACGTCTAAACTATCTAACCCAAATACATACGGGCCATTAGGTAGTCAGGTAGTTACCTACGGAACTGGTGATGCTCAGTACACTCCAACCATAACGCAGACACTCACTCCTGACGCTCAGGCCACGTTAAATGCACAACAAGGTGTAGAGAGATCACTTGCAGAGCTAGGTCAGCAGGGTGTTGCACAAGCTAAAACAATACTAGGTACTCCATTTAACCCTAATCTGCCGGGTATTGATACAAGCATTGCAGAGTCAGTTACACCAGTTAATCAAGCTGCATACAACGCTGGAAGCGCACAGAGGTCTGTGGCTGGCCCCACTTTTCAGCAAGGTATAGATACGTCAGGAATAGCAGCAATGCCTGTTAACGCAGGTATGACTGGTCAGCAAGCAATTATGTCTAGGTTACAGCCTCAGTTAACACAGAATGAGAATGCAACAAGGCAGCGTCTTGCTAATCAAGGTCTAGTCTCTGGTGGAGAGGCTTACGAGAATGAAATGCGTACTATGGGCCAAAACAGAAATGACTTAGAGCTACAAGCTGCTGCTCAGGGTATCAATCTTGATGCAATGATGAATCAGCAAGGTTTTGGACAAGCTCAGGCTCGTGGTCAGTTTGGCAATGAAGCGCAACAATCACAGTTTAACGCTGCTTTGCAGAATGCTGGCATGGGTAACACTGCGCTACAGCAAGACTATCAGAATCAATTAGCTGCACAAACTGCACAGAATGCTGCTGTTGCACAAAACTTTAACCAGCAACTTAATTTAGCTCAGTTTGGGAATGCAGCACAGCAACAAAGTCTTGAGCAGCAACTTGCACTGCGTAATCAGCCATTAAATCAGATCACGGGCTTGATGAGTGGGTCACAGATACAGATGCCACAGTTTCAAGGCTTTCAGCCATCTAATGTTGCTGCTGCTCCGATCTATCAAGGGGTGCAAGATACGTTTCAAGGTCAGATGGATCAGTACGGAATAAGACAGCAAGCTAAAAATAACCTTACAAGCGGCTTAATGAGTCTTGGCGGTTCTCTTGGTGGCGCTGGAATGGGTATGATGTAATGCTAGGACTAGCTTTCTCAGGTGGTAAAGATTCTCTAGCTTGCTGGTATCTATACAAAGCTAAGAATCCTATAGTTTTCTTTGCCAATACTGGCAAGGCTTACCCTGAGACATTAGCTATAGTAGAAGAGATTAGGGCAGAAGCAGTCGAATTCATTGAGATTAATGTAGATCAACAGGCTCAGATTGACGCTAACGGCATACCTAGCGACATAGTGCCGATTGCCAACACATTAGATGGAATGATTGTATCGGGTAAGAAGGATGTTCTGATACAGAGTCACTTAAACTGCTGTATGGAGAATATTACTCTACCGCTGCTTGAAGCAATGAAAAAGAGGGGTATTACTCAGCTCATCAAGGGTCAGCGTAATGACGAGTCATTTAAGGGTGAGTCTAGGCATGGAGCAGTTGTAGACGGTATTGAGTACATACAGCCTATAGAGAAGTGGACTGGCAAACAGGTACTAGACTTTGTAGCAACGCAGCGCGGTCAACTACCAGAACACTTTAGCTTAAACCATACAAGCCTTGACTGTTACGACTGCACTGGATTTATGAAGGACTCAGTAGATAGGGTTGAATGGACTAAAGTTAACCATCCAGAACTATATGATAAGTATGCGTTAAACATGAGCAAATTAAAGGGTACAATCATTCCAATCGTTGAGTTAATGAGGTAGTTATGCCAAACAGAATAGTAAATTTTCAGATGCAGCAACCGGGCGAGATGGCTAATCCGCAAGTAGTTGGAGTGCAACAGCAAAACCGTTTGTCACTAGCTGAGAGGCTTAGGAAGTATGGCCTAGATCAAGATAGTAACGGCCCACAATCTTTTGCTAATTCATTTAATCAGCAAGCTCAAGATGGAATGAGTCAAGCACAAGCCACCCCTATGACTCCACAGCAACAACAAGCTGGTCAAATTATGAAAAGCTACAATGCACCCAGTGGCGGCTCAAAGATGGGTTATGAACTAAGCGCACCTATGTCAGCACAGCGCGGAATGATGGGTTCTGCGGCAAGGGCTGGCGGTGCAATTAGCAGAGGGGCAAGCAATGTTGGTGGCGCTCTCAAGTCGGCTGCAAGCGGCTTTAGCAAACTTTTCGCATAAGGGAGATAGTCATGGCAGATAATCAATTCATTAATTTCAATTCACAAGATGTTGCTGATATGTACAGGAGGAATCAGTACGCCAGAATGCTACAGGAACAGGCTAACGCACCTATTGAACGTGCTAGTTACAAAGGTATAGAAGCTCCTCTTCATCCAGTACAGGGCGTTGCAAAACTGGCTGCTGCATTACTAGCTGGACACCAGCAGAATCAGATGGATGAAAGATATTCTAATGAGAAGGCTGCTGCTGAACAGAAGTTAGTTGCTGAACAGGAACGGCGCAGAGGTGAGGTTGCTGCTTACGGTCAGGGATTTGGCCCTGAAACTGCTTACACGAATTCCGCTGGTGGTGATGTTAATAATTACACTCCACAGACTCAGATGACTTCAACTCCAAGATCGCCAGCGCAACTATTGGCACACGAATTGAGTGGCATGGGAAGTGATAACGAATTGATACGCAATATGGCTCGTGCATCAAGCGAAAGAAGAGGTGCTGAAGCTCAAGAGAAAACAAGGTTAGATGAGAGAGCGCAAAATAGATTAGATAAAGAGGCTGAAATAAAGCGAACTCAAGGTAATGCAGATAGAGCATACAATCTACAGTTAGAGAGTTTGAAGCAAGGTAGGTTGCCAACAAAGGCTGATATGGCTGTTGATGCTGCAAAAGCTCAAGATAACTTACAGAAGTCTATATCTACTCAAGAAGTATTGAATGGCGCTGTAGACCTATATAACCATCCGGGCAGAAAGGCTGCTACTGGAGCAAGCTCTATATTGGGCATGGTTCCCGGTACAGAGGCAAAAGGATTTGCAGCGAAATTAGAGACATTTAATGCTCAAACATTCTTGCCAATGGTATCTGCTCTTAAAGGAATGGGCGCTCTGTCTGATGCTGAAGGTAAGAAACTATCTGCCGCTGTCGGAGCTTTGGATAGGGGTATGCCAGAAGAAGAGTTTGCAAACTCCTTAAAGGGGATAACGCAATATCTTTACAAGAAGGGCAAGGCAGCAGGTCTTGACCTTACTGAGCCTGACTTTAGCGCAAAATCTAGTAATGATGCGGGACTAAAATCTATTATGGATATGTACGCACCAAAGGGGAAATAATGGCAGACATCGAGAGAGCAAAAGCTGCGCTACTTGCTGCTCATGCAGCCGGAGATACTGACTCAGCACAAAAACTAGCTGACTACATTCGTGCAGATCAGGAAGTTTCTAAAGGGCCATTAGAATCTAGCTCTATGACACGCGGTAGAGGCACTGGAGGCTTCACTGGTGGCGTTTTAAGCGCATTGCAAGGCCCAACACTAGGATTCTTAGATGAAGCTGCTGGAGTGGGTTCTGGTGTGTTATCTACTCTACAAGGAAAGGGATACCCTTCGGGCTATGAGTCTGGTCGTGACTATGTTCGTGGCGCTGTTAAGCAGCATGAAGAGGACTATCCAATCGGCTCACAAGTAGCTAGAGGCATTTCATCTTTACCATTGGCGTTTATACCCGGTGGTCAGGCTCGTACAGCTACAACACTGGCTAAAGCTCTGCAAGCAGCAAAAGTAGGCGCTGGATATGGTGCAGCTCAAGGAGTCGGCGAGTCTACTGCTCAAGATGTAGAAGGCTTAGGCGGTGATGCTCTATCTGGCGCGGCTTTAAGTGCTGTAACTGGTGGAGCATTAAGCGGTGTAGGATCAGCAATAGGTGCTGTAGGCAGCAACATAGCGCAAAGAGTGTCACAGGGTAGTGCAGGTCAGGTAGCTCGTGAGAAGCTGGCAGAGGCTCTAAGCAGAGATGCTAGAGGCGCATTGGCACAGACTCCGGGTGCTTTAACGAATGCTACAGACATGGCTGCTCGTAGAATGCAGAAATTAGGCCCAGAGGCTACGATAGCCGATGCTGGCGGCGCTAGTTCAAGACAGTTACTCGATACTCTAGCTACATTGCCGGGCAGAACAAAGCAACTTGTAGAGGGGCTTATTAGAGAGCGTCAATCTGGTCGTTCTGGTAGGTTATCTTCTGCCGCTAACGAATCTCTAGGCACTAAAGGTGCTGGATATCAAGACACCATACAGAATTTAATTGATAGAAAGACTAAAGAAGCCGCTCCACTATACAAACAGCTAGAAGGTATGAGCGTCCGTGTAGACTCAGAATTAAGCGGTTTACTGAAGGCTGCTGATAGCGCACATGGTGGAGCAGAGTTACTTTCTAGGCTCAGACAAGAAGTGCCAATTAACATATCTGCTCTGAAGGCTGGGGATGATATACCTTTTGCTGCACTGGATAAGATTAAACAGAGTTTGTATGACTTAGGTGAGACTTCTAAACGTGCTGGCAACAAGGAAGTAGGCGCTGCCTATAACAAGCTAAGAATCTCTCTTACTAATAAGATGGATGACCTATCTCCTAAGAACGAGGCAGGTTCTATCTACAAACAGGCTAGAAATGCCTTCTCAGGCCCAGCTCAACTACAGGATGCAGTAGAATCAGGGCGTGGCGCGATGAAAACAGACGCTATTGGCGTATCTGATATGATGAAGGGAATGACTCAAGACCAAGTAGAAGCGTTTAAGGTAGGAGCATTGCAATCTCTTAGAGACAAGGTAGGCACTGAGTCTGGTCAGACATCAATGCTTAAAATGTGGAAAGAACCTGCTACTAGCGGAAAACTCAAAGAGATATTTGGCAACGACTACAAGAAATTCGCAGCAGATGTAGCTAGAGAGGCTAGGTTAAAAGAGCTAGAGTCTGTAGGTAGAGGTAGCCAGACAGCATCAAGACTATATGCCGCTGGTGACTTAGACGCGCAACCAGTATCAAACGCTGCTCAAGTAGCTGCAAGTATAGGCTCAGGTCAGGCTCTACCTGCAATAGCTGGGAGCGCACGAGGGGTAGCTGGTATATACAATAAGGTACGGATGCCAGAAGCTACTAGAGATGAGATGGCTAGACTGCTTATGATGCGTGGTCAAGGTGGTCAGCAAGAGTTACAGAACCTAAAGCCTATGATGGATAGATTAGCGGCAGAGCGTTTGCGTAGAGCAAGTGCTACTGGTATTGGAGCTGGACAAATTTCAGGGGGTGAGTAATGAGTTATAACGGGAGTGGGGTATTCACAATAAACACGGCTGGGCAACCAGTCATTACTGGTACAACCATATCCAGCACAGTATTCAACAATCTGACGGCTGATCTAGCGACTGGGCTGACTACAGCACTGACTAAGGATGGTCAGTCTACTCCTACCGCCAACATTGGCATGGGCGCGTTCAAGATCACTAATCTTGCCGCTGGTACTGTTGCCTCTGATGCTGCTAGGCTCGATCAGGTACAGGGTGGTAGCGCGACATTCATCACGGTAACGGGTACAGATACGCTGACTGGTACTGTAGTACCTGCTCTGTCTGCTTACGCTACGGGCAATCAGTTTAGCTTTGTCGTAGCTAATACAAACACTGCTGCTGTAACGCTGAATGTAGACGGTATTGGTGCTAAAGCAATTACTAGGACGGGTACTACTGCTCTGGTTGCTGGAGACATGGTTGCAGGTCAGGCAGTCGAGATTATCTATGACGGTACACGCTTCCAACTAGTTAACGGCAACTCATTCACCAATCTTAAAGTCTCTGGAACTCTGGGTGTTACTGGTGTAGCTACTTTTACAGCACAGCCAATAGTATCGAGTCTGACTGCGGCGCTACCTGTATTTACAGACGCATTTAAGGGTCTGGTAAGCAACACGATGACGGGTACTGGTAGTGTTGTAATGTCCATTAGCCCTTCGCTAACGACACCAGCACTAGGAACACCTGCTTCTGGTCTAATGACCAATGTAACAGGACTACCGCTAACTACTGGTGTAACTGGCACGCTGCCAATAGCCAATGGCGGCACGAACGCGGTAACGGCTGCTGCTGCAAAGATAAGCCTAGCTGTAATTAGTGCTGCTACAGGCTCAGAGATTTTACCTACTGGAACGACAGCGCAGAGAGATGCAAGTCCGTCAGCAGGGTTCTTGCGGTTTAATACTACCAGCACAGAGTTCGAGGGATATAATGGCACAGCATGGTCAAGCGTTGGTGGTTCAGCAATAACTAACGATACGACCACAGCGACTAACCTATATCCAGCATTCTTAGGTGCTACAACAGGCACTGCTACAGCAATCTACACAGGCAATGCTAATCTACTCTACAAACCAAGTACCGGGGAATTGCAAGCGAGAGTACCAGTAGCGTTAAATGGACTGTTTGTAAATGCAACCACGCTGGTGTCAAGCTATACTATTGCTTCTGGTCAAAGTGCAAACAGTGTTGGTGGAACAAGTGGCTTCACAATACCGGGTGGACTAAGCGTAACAATTTCAAGCGGCTCACGTTGGGTTATCTTGTGATTAAGGGAGATATAAATGGCTAGTTCGATAAATGCAAGTACGTCTGGCGGTGGAGGGGTAATTGTCAGCTCTGACGCAACCGGAAATCTAAACATACAAAGTGGCGGGAGTACGGTGGCTGCTGTGACAAGCACTGGTGTGGCTGTAACTGGTACTCTGAGTGCTACGGGTGGCATAACGGCAACAGGTTTGACTGATAAGATTCAGCCAATCACTGCTTCTGTTGCTGCTAGTGCGTTAACCGTTACTCTGAATCCTACGATACTAGACTTTAGAGCATCTACTCTAACAAGCGGCACAGTAACAACTATCGCTGTACCTGCTGCAATCTCAGTAACGATTCCAAGTACGTCAACAATGGGTACTGTATCTGCTGTTCAGTCTCGCATAGTAGTAATAGCAATCAATAATGCTGGTACTGTTGAACTGGCAGCAGTCAATATCTCTGGTGGCTCTGTACTTGATGAGACTACTCTGATTACTACGACAGCAGCAGTGGCAGCAGGTAACTCAGCAACAGCATATTACTCGACTACTGCTAGAACTAGCGTGGCTTACCGTGTTGTCGGTTACGTTGAATCCACACAAGCAACTGCGGGTACTTGGGCAACTACTCCAAGCACACTACAGGGTTACGGTGGTCAAGCATTGGCTGCTATGAGTAGCTTGGGGTATGGGCAGACTTGGCAATTGCCAAGCAGGGTATTAGCAACAACCTACTACAATACAACAGGAAAACCTATCCAAGTTAGTGTGCAAACTCAAGCAAACTCAAGCAATACTTCAACATTTGTTGTTAATGGGGTTACTGTTTTTAGTTATGTTAGCAACCCCACAGGCGGCGATCAGCCGGGGACGCAATTTATAGTCCCACCCGGAGCGAGTTATTCTGCAACAAGCGGATCGGCACTTGGCGTATGGTCTGAACTCCGTTAATCAAAGGAAAACAAAATGAACTATAAAGACTTAGAAAACAACTTACACTTCCTTGATAACGCAGAGTTCGAGCATCTCTTGCCTGTTGGTTGCGTACAGATTACTGACGATGAAGCAGAGACTATTAGACTATCAAAGGTAGTACCACCAACCTATTCTGAACTCCGTGCTGCTGCCTATCCATCATTTGCAGACCAGTTCGACACCATCTTTCACGGTGGTCTTGATGCTTGGAAAGCTGAGATACAGGCAGTCAAAGACAAGCATCCAAAGGGAGATAAATAATGGCAAGCGTAATTGTCGCGGGAGACACATCTGGCAGCATCACTATCAGTGCGCCATCGGTCGCAGGATCAACTGTATTAACACTTCCAGTAATAGCCACAGACACACTAGCGGGAATAGCTGCTACTCAGACTCTAACCAACAAGACTCTGGTTGCTCCAGCACTTGGTACACCTGCAAGTGGAATTTTAACAAGTTGTACAGGATTAAACTACGATGGCTTCAAGAATCGCATCATAAATGGTGGGATGAATACCGACCAGCGTAACGCTGCTGCATCACAGACATTTACTGCGGCTGGAGCTTTGGCTTACTCTGTTGATAGATGGTATGGATACTGCACAGGTGCAAACGTCACAGGTCAGCAAATAGCTGGGGGAACGACCCCAACAGTAACTCAAAATAGATACAGGTTTACGGGTGCTGCATCTGTTACAGCAGTGGGATTTGGTCAACGTATTGAGCAGAAGAACTCTTATGATTTAGCTGGCTCTACTTGTACCCTATCCGCAGACTTAGGTATATCGGCAACACTCACTACCGTGACTTGGACAGCGTACTATGCCACTACAACAGCAGATACTTTTGGCTCATTGGCAAGCCCAACAGTTACCTCAATTGCTACGGGAACATTTACAGTAGGCGCAGCAGTCGCTAACTTCTCTGCAAATATCAGTATTCCAGCGGCGGCTACAACAGGCATACAAATCGTGTTTACTGTGGGCGCATTAACAGCAGGTCTAACTTGGACAATTGGTAATGTTCAACTAGAAAAAGGCAGCACAGCCACATCGTTTGACTTGCGGCCATATGGTACTGAGTTGGCTTTGTGTCAGCGGTATTTGCCAATGTACGGTTTCGCTACTGATGACCAAATTGGTGTTGGACAATGCAGCGGAACAACCTCCTGGGCTATTCAAATACCTCACATTGTTCAGCCAAGAGTAGCTCCAACAGGAATTACAACTGGAGCAGCGGCTAATTTTAATGTAATCAATAGCGTAGCATCTGGCGTTGCAGTTTCCTCAATTAGTTTTTCTGCTGGTGGATTGTCTGGTTCACGCGTTACTGGCGCTGTTGCATCTGGTCTAACGGCGGGAAATGCTACTATTTTAAGGTCTCAAAATACAAGCGGGTTTATTCAATTTACTGGATGTGAACTATGAGTTATAAACTTTATAAAACAGATGTAGATAAATTGAATCCAGATGCAGTTATAACTATCGGTGTTGAACCCTGCAAGTCATTTATTTTCGATGAATTTAATCCAGACTACCAGCAATATCTAGCATGGCTTGCAGATGGCAACACACCTTTACCAGCAGAGGAATTAGCATGACAATAATTATTGATGGCACAAGTGGAATTACTACACCAAGCGAAACCAACACGGGAACACTTAGCGTTACTGGAGTAACAACGCTGACTGGTGGTTTAAACGCTGCTCTGCCAGTATTGAGTGGCGGCACTGGCGTAACTACTTCTACTGGTACTGGTGCTAATGTGCTGGGTACTAGTCCTACTCTGACTACCCCTACATTTGACTCTGCTTCACTTGTCACAATCTCTGGTACTGCACCACTCTATATGTGTAGAGCTTGGGTAAACTTCAATGGTACTGGCACTGTTGCTATTCGTGCAAGTGGGAATGTGAGTAGTATTACGGATAATGGTACGGGTGATTACACGGTGAACTTCACGACTGCGATGCCTGATGCTAATTATGCTGGTTTAGTCACGGCAGGAGACTATGGCTCCGTCGGCAGAAGCGCGGGTGGTTCCACCAATGCCACAAGACTAACTGGAAGTTACGCAATTCGCACTTTGAATGCAGGGCAATCGGCTACGACAGATTGTGATACAGTTTATTCTTCAGTCTTCCGCTAAGGACAAAACAATGAAAAGAATAATATACAAACAAGAAGATGGCGGCGTAGCAGTTCTAGTCCCATCACCAGAATACCTACAAGACCACACTATGGAAGAACTTGCTGCTAAAGATGTTCCGGCAAATACTCTATTTGAGATTGTAGATACCGACACAGTTCCATCAGAACGAGATTTTAGGGGAGCATGGACATGGGCATAACAATAGACTTCACCAAAGCGCAAGGGATTACAAAAGACCGCCTACGCCAAGAACGTGCGCCACTGCTAACAGCCTTAGACGTACAGTACCAACGCGCAACAGAAGATGGCAGAGATACCACCATTATCATCTCAGAGAAACAAAGACTGCGTGATATTACTAAGTTAGCAGATGCGGCTAAAACGCTGGATGAACTCAAGGCGTTATCGGCATGATTAAAGATAAAGCTAAGAAGGTAGTCACTAAGGTTGATGAGGTTATTGTTAAGACCGACTCCACCGTAGACCATGCACTTGACATAATTAAGTCCTCCAAGCGCAGTATAATAATTATTAT